CTATACAACGTATAAGCCGCGCGAGCCTCACAGCTTGCGCGGCTTTCTTCGTGTCTATTGTGCAACAGACATGAAAGACACACAGACAAGCGAGGCAGTGTCAGCAGTAGCTGCGCACAGCCGAGCGCCCGCCACCGCATACGCCGCATCTACATCACATATAGCACATGTGCACTAGGAGCGCAGCGACACATACCCACTACACACGTAACTACTCAAACACACATATACATTGTATAAATCAACAATCAGCGACAAGTGGGTGTCGGCTCCGCCTCCTAGTGTAGATGTATAAGTCTAGATCTAGTAGTTGTGTCAACTATACACACAACAGCATGTGGGCTTGCATGTGATTTATATTCTGCTATAATAAGTATACTGTCGAGGAAGATAGGTAGCATAAGTTGTGCTATATACAATGTATAACCAAGGAGATGTAGCTATGTCACAACAACTCTGGCTCCCAATGCAGACTACTGCTGAACTCAATGCACAAGAAACTGCTAAAGTATTCGAGGACATCAATGCAGTAAGAGAACGTGCACCTGCACTATTCGCTACAACTGCACACCCACGTATGAGTGAGCGTTATAGCTTCACGAATACATATGACATTGTGTTAGCTATGCACAATCGCGGGTATCGTGTGAATAGCATTAGCGGTGGTACTAGTACGTATAAGAAACTAATGGTGCGTATGCGTAATACTAACTACGATGTAAAGAATGGTGTATCATTCGCACCTGAGTTAGTACTGCTAGATAGCCATGATGGTACATCTAGGCTGAAGATGTTCCTTGGTGCAATTAAGTTCGCATGCATGAATGGTATGATTGCTGGTGATATACTCTATGCACGCAGCTATCTACACTTTGCTCAAGATCTAATGGCACAAATACGCCTCGACATGGATGACATCAACACGCACACAGTTAAGCTTATACAACGTATAGCTGCGATGCGTGAGCATAAGGTGACATATGCTGAGCGCATTATGTTGGCTGATACAGCAGTCAAACAACGCTATGGTGAGAACAAGGACGGCAGCTTTGTCGCTGATGTGCGTCAGTCATTCCTTGCTACACGTAGACCTGAAGACGAGAGCAATGATCTATTCACTGCAATGAACGTAGTACAGGAGAACGCACTGCGTGGTGGTGGCTACTATACTAACAACAATCGCGTACAGCATATCCGCGCTATCACTCAAGTAGATCGCAACGTACACATCAACCAAGCTCTTTGGCAGTGCGCTGAAGACATCATGCAGAAGGCGGCTTAACAATGAGCGAGATAGTGTTATCGTGTAGCTGGGTCGTGATACTTGTACTAATAGTACTATTCGCATAGGACGCAGCACCAAACACAAGGCGGGCTTCGCCCGTAGGGGAGCTAAATGCTAGCGCAAGATTGGCTATATGGTCATCGTGTAGCTACACCATATGATGCACGTGTAGAGCGTCATCTTAAACTCCCAACGGAGTTCAATAAGCACAGCTCACTCGCTGTGCTCAACCTATTAGCTGAGCGCATTGTCTTCACTGACGATGTGCCCAGCTTGCTCTATGATATGAATGACAACAGACAACTCACATTCGAGGGTGTACTTGGTAGTGCTAAACTACCCTATGACTGCTTCTGGATTGAATACAACACAATGATAGGCATGGGTACAGATGAGCCAGACTTAGATCACTGTAGCTATGGTGCGCTTATACAACGTATAGGCTCAATCGGTGTACGCATGTACATCATCATCGGCCTCAAGTGGAATGATGCTGACATGATAAGCACGCTTGCATATGTAGTAGACTTCGATAAGTGGCCGCCTATTGAACCTAGTGTGAAGCATGGTGGTCGTATGGCTCTCACATTCTCTGTAGCATATGCATTCAACTACGAACGCATAATGCGTGGTAAAGGCACCGCTGCAACGGCTGACTTGGGTAGTGTAGTGAATGAACTAATCTTCGGCATCTTCCTAGTAACACAGCCCAAGGTCTATAGTGATGAACAAGTCAAGTGGAAGGCGTCTCACAAACGCGCTCGTGTTGAACGTAACAAACCACCGCTACTTGAGTATAGAAAGATACGTCTGCACATCTGCAAACCCAGCAAGCACTATACCACTCGACCAACTGGTATCGGTGGAGACAGTGTTGATACTGAGAGCGCCGCTGCTGTGCAACATCGTCGTTACCACAAGGTCATGGGACACTTTCGACATTACGTCAATCACGAGCCGCCTCATACCGTCTGGATAGAGCCACACTATCGCGGTGATCCAGCACTAGGTGTGACGTTCACAGAGAGAGATGTAACACGATGAAGAAACGCAAACGCAGGTATATGTCTAATGGACGTGCATGCTTAATCATAGCTGATTGGGCAGCACAGAATGACAGAGAGAACTATGAGCGTTATCGTGTTGTAGCTAGCCACATCAACATGTGGTACATGATATACATACCAACAGGTAAACAGATTGGCGATCCTAAGATGCGTTGGCGTACTTGGTTGCGTAAGAACCATCCTGACATGTACAAGATAGTGTGGCCCAATGAATGAGGCATTGAACAATGTATGGCTACAACCGGGCACACGTGCTCACATGCTTGTGTATCGTCCTATCACTAACACATGGCAACTATGGACAGCTACAAACAAACGCAGCGGCAATAGCGATACATGGTTTGGGACTTACATGGAGTTGTATGCTGATGGAACCTGCATACAACATTACCGCTCTGAGACTGAGGTGCGAGAGATTACAGTAAGACCAGCATGTGAATAACTAGGATAACATCTATACAACGTATAACCAACGGAGTACAACGAATGATACCTCTCGTAACATCACAGATTGACGACATGGACCGCGCTCGCATGGAGTTCATCGACAAGTTGAACGACCATATACATAAGCTACGTGAGGAACTGCGCAGCAATGAGATCATACTGCATAGCGTAGTGCAATCACTTAGCGCACCTACAGATGATATGGCTGAGTTAGACATATCGCTGCATGAACAGAGGAAGGAGTCCGCCACCCACCGACCAATGATACTCACTGCTGATGAGCAGAAGCGTGTAAACCGTATGCAACAGGCCCTCTTAGGAGAAGTAGGTAAGATCAATGCCGACCAAGACAACTAACTACACAGTCACTGTATTAGGTGAAGACTGCGGTGTGCTGAAGTATGTAAGACAACGCCTTGCGTGGTTCTACGATGGTGAAATGCGTATGCTCTATCACCGTGATGCTGGCATCCGTAAGGTACGTGCTAGCATAGCTCGCGCTCTAGATGTACCTGTTGCTCAACTCAACATCAAATACAACAAGGAGTAATAACAATGACTACCATGTCAAACACAGTATGCTTCTATAACAACGGCGAGTTTGATCGTCGCTCTCTCACTATGATGGGCTTGTCTGCTAAGAAGGACGATACAGCTATCGGCTTCTTTGGCACAGGCTTCAAGTACGCTATCGCTACACTACTGCGCCTTGGTGCTACGATTGAAATCACTGCGCGTAGTGGTGAAGGCTATACAACGTATAACTTCTATTCAATCGGTGACAAGTTCCGTGGTAAGGAGTTTGAATGCATCTACTGTGAGAGTGAGCAAGATCGCATCGAGCTTCCATTCACCACACATCTAGGTGCTAACTGGAAAGCATGGCAAGCCTATCGTGAGCTATTCACCAACGCTAAAGATGAAGGCGGTGGCGTAGCTCTCATTGATGACCTCAAGGTTGCTGCTGCTGACATCGTTGTATCAGTGACAGACAACAACATCGCTAAGGTGTTTGAGGAACATGATAAGTACTTCCTCAATGAAGAAGCTGTTAGCACTGGCTATCGCATGCGCTGCGTACAGAAACGCCAAACACATGATAACGTGGTGTACTACAAATCCATGTACACAGGCACACGTTTAGACAAGCCAACGTTCTTCACGTACGACTATGTGAAGACTGTAGACTTGACTGAGGATCGCACACTCGCTGACACATGGTACATTCGTACACACATTGGCGAGCTATGGGCATGCAACATGGACTACGATACTCTCGTAGAATATCTGCCTAAGATCGCTAATCAAGACTACTTCGAGAACAGTCTTGACACAGGCTATCATGCAGGCAGCGAAGACTTCCTCAATGCGTGCGCTTATCTCAACAAGATGCATCGCCCTATGCCTATGTGGGCGCGTGATATGTACATCAAGACACTACCATTCGATCAACAGATCGAGGCATACAAACCTACACGTCATCAGAAGGCACAGCTTGCTAAGGCTATCGAGATCCTCGCACACCATAAGTACATGATCGACTTGGAGAAGCTGCACCTATGCACCTCTCTACCTAGTGACGTACTCGGCTACTATCGTGATGGTAACATCTACATCGCTAAGGAAGCGTTCGACCGTGGCTTTGAGAAGCTGCTAGGCACGTTGTATGAGGAATGGCTGCACATGCATGAACAGTGTGATGACATGTCACGCAGCATGCAGAACATACTCGTAGATCGTGTAGCTTCACTAATGGAGCAGGTCTACGATATGGAACAGGTAGTGTAGCGTATGTGTAATGGCGGTGGTGTGCTAACAAGGTCGCGCATATAGCACGCCACCGCTATACAACGTATAACCAAGGAACATGACAATGAAATCACCAACCACGACTGATGAAGGCTACTACATCGACATCGTTAGCGATAACCCTCGCATGCCTGCACCTATGGTACAGACACACATTCGTCACCTTATGCTAGCAATCGAACTAGGTGACCTCGTAATAGTCGAGTGCATGCGTACTAACGACGACGTTACAGGCTACATCATCTGCGCTAGTGTAGTAGGCGCTGACAACAAGCGCGCTCTGCTACCTATCTGCGAACTACCGAACACTGCTGACCTGCTCGAAGGCTTTCGTCCGCCACGGGCAGCACAGAACCGCTTCGTCAAACCTACGCACACAGGACACTATGAAGTGTGCACGCTACATGACCCTGAAGAAGTCGCACTTGCGGAGGTAGCTGGCAAGGGTGCACACTGATGCCACATGAATACGCACTGCACATGATGTGGCTATACGCTAAGTACTACTTCTCAGCTATCCTCATCTACGGACTACTCTACATGCTACCAATCACACTCACTCTATATGGAGTTAAACAGTGGCTGAGAAGAAGACAATCCCGCAGCATGTCATAGATCAACGTGCTGGTGCTATTAACGAGAAGTTCCGCCCACGCAAACAGAAGTCAGAGTTCTACGATGTGTTCCGTCGCATCAACATGCATGATGGTGACAAAGAACTATGCTGGGAGTGGAAGGGCGCACATGGTAAAGGCACACGCGGTGAATACAGACCGCGTGTGGTGATAGGACAGAAGGACTACTACGTACATCGCATCGTGTATCAGCTCTATACAGGCTACACGCTGCAAACTGGTGATGTGATCAGGCACAACTGCGACAACTCATGGTGCTGCAATCCACATCACATGATCGTAGGCACACAAGCTGACAACGTTCAAGACATGCTCGCTCGCGAACGTGTAGGTATGCGCCTATTCTACGTCAAGCGTATCATGCAGATGCTTGAGACTGGCTGCGATGCGTCATTCGTAACTGCTAAGATGAAAGAAGGCTACAACATACAGTTGGACGTATCAACTATACGTAAGATCCGCATGCGTACATTGTATAAGCACGTTGAGTGGCCTTGGGGTGATGAGTACAAGGCCACACGTAGGAAGCGACTAGATGAGGTAAAGGCTGCTAAACTTGCATGTGTTTCTGAATGTGATATAATACTAGATGCTACCAACAGACAAGGAGACGATGATGGCAACGACAAAGATAAAGCCTAAAGAAGAACCGCTGCCGCTTGAAATGCGCGTTATACAATGTATAGCCGACTTCACAGCACCTAAGACTACGCAAGATAGCGTTGACCAACTAGCTGCTGAGTACATGACTGCAACACTGCTGCGCTCCAACGCAGAGAAACGCTACAACGCTATTAAGTCAGTCATCAACGATGAGTTCGCTGTCAAGATCGCTAAGGTGCGTAACGAAGCTGCTGAGAAGATGCTGAAGGCTACTGACAACCTCATAGGTAGTGATTGGCAGTTCGACTTCGCAGCTAACAAGCCTGCTACACGTGTTGACGTTGATGAGTTGAAGACTGAGCTTATCAAGCGTGGTGTGAAGGCTTCGTTAGTAGATGAAGCTGTGACGAAGGTTGAGAAGAAAGCTACGCCTGCGCTTATCATCACAGCTAAACCAGTGGTATAACCTCCCATGACAGACGACAACAACAAAGTCGTCAAACTGCGCCAGCCCACGGTAACACGTGCGGCTGGCGTTGTTGTTGATGACCCTATCAATCCCAAGTCGCTGCTCAACATGACTGACGTTGAGCAGGATGCATTCTTGCAAACACTACGTGACCGTCGCCTTCGCGCTGCTGAACTCATTAAGTCAGCACAACAAGCTAAGCATCATGCTAGTAGCATCGCATCAGCTATCAAGTTGGAGCGCAAAGCTGAGCAAGCACAGCGCCAGTATGAGAAAGCCAACAAGGCGCTTGAGCGTCTAGAGGAACTTCTATACGATCTACGTGCGCTCACACTGCAACACGCTGACATCGACATCACCAAGTAGCTATACAACGTATAAGGAGACTGCAATGGTTAACTATGTGCAGAGAGCTAGAGATATACGTCACACCCTTAAGACAATGGGTACAGAGCAAGGTGTGATTAAGTGTCTAGAGCTACTCGCTGAAGACAACGAAATGCTACGTCAGGAAATGACGCAGATCATCACAACTGTAGATAAGATGGCTGACATCATCGCTAACATCGCTACAGTAGGACAGAAGCTGAAGCAAGACTGGGAGAAGGTCCGCCAGTCGATGCACCCGCAGAATGAAGCAGGTGAGGACATCAAACAATGACATTCCCACCTGATAACCAGTTCAAGATAGACATACCAGAGTACAGTGATTGGCACTGCTACATGTTCGGTGCCACACCTAAACATGGTGGCTTCGTGTGGCGTCCGCACAAAGGGTATGAACCTAACTGGTTCTGGCGTAAGATGCAATACATCTGCTTCGGCAACACATGGGTAAAGGAGCCTATCAAGAATGCCATCGACTATACAACGTATAACTACGGCGAAAGCACTGTTGGACCTAATGAACGAACAAACAGAAGGGAGCAAGGATTGGGCACGCCTAGCTGACCGCTGCATCGAGTTGCTGATGACACGTCACATAGAACAACTACAGGAGCTAGAAGATAATGCTAATAAAGCCAACAGTGGACCTAACGCTGCCGTGGATAGACTACAGCACGATGAGCGCAGTTAATACGTGTCCACGTTGGGGTATCATTCATAGCTGGCACGGTAAACGTTTGCCTAGCGGCAATGAACGAGTGCTACCACTCGAAGCCGGTCGCGCTATGCATGACGTGTTCGCATGTTGTCGCTTCTTCGACTTGCTAACTGACTTCAACAGCAAAGAGCCAACTAACTATACAAAGTATACCGCAATCAACGACTACGCAGGAAAGCTATTCAACAATGCTGCTTTTCCAGATCGCTGGCAACAGGCGCACACTTACTTTAATAGCGCGGAAGATGCCGAGACACGCTGCATGCAGATGTGTCTCAATCTCTTGGAAACGTCTGGCTATCACGATGATCCGAGAGACAATAGACGAACGCAATCTAACCTTGAAAGTGCGGCTATATCCTACGTACAGCGTTATCCGCTTGGTCGCTTCATACCAATCTGTAACGACGACGCAAGCATCATCGGCATAGAAGTACCATTCGATGTCACACTGCATGATCACGGCGATAAGCCTATTGTTCGGTTCATTGGTAGGGTCGATGCTGTGTGCCTTGATACTCTTAGACCTAATGACACCATACCTGAAGTACATGAGAACAAGACTGGTAGTCGCATTGATACTGTCTGGAGCAGCAGCTTTGACACTTCTAATCAAGTCACTGGATACTGTGTCGCGATGTCAACTGTCCTAGACAAGCCCATTCGCAACGTCATCATGTGGGGCCTACAGATACCAGTGCCTAAGTCTAGTAGCTACAGCGACGGCATCATGCGTTATCCTACTACACGCAATGAAGACACATTCTACGAATGGCATAAGTGGGTAATGCACACACTCGCAACCATACTACAATACGACGACGAGCCTACTAACGCACCTATGTACACACATAGCTGCAACCGCTACTTCCGTGCATGCGCCTTCATCCCACTATGCTGTGAGAATGAAGAACAACGTAAGCACATATTCGATAACGAGATGGTAGTAGATCGCTGGTCGCCACTAGCAGAAACACTTGATCCATAGTTGGGAGTGAGCGTGTGTCGCTCCGCTCCTAGCTTGCTTGTGATTTAGTGTATGCTATAATAGTACTTACACATCAGGGAGATACCACGTGGAGTTGAAGATAGAGAAACCTACTGACATGCTATCGCGTATGTCAATGATACTATGGGGTGATGCAGGTTGTGGTAAGACTACACTAGCTGCAACTGCGCCCGGTCGTAAGCTGTTCATCGCATTAGATCCTGACGGTGATATGTCTATTCGTAACATGCCTAATTGGGCACGTATCAACCTGACAAGTGAGAAGTCTGTAGACATTGTTAAGGAAGGAATGAAGCCTGACCCCTATACATTGTATAACATGCTGAATGACTTCGACACTGTGATCGTAGATAGCCTCACGAAGTTCTCTGAACATGCACTACGTCACGCTGTCAACGTCGCACCTAAGTCTAGCATCGAGTCGCCGGGTTTGAATGGCTACGGTATGCGTAACATCTACGTTGGTGCCTTCGTGTCTAACATGATCCGTATCACTGGCATGCTCAACAAGCACATCATCTTCATCACGCACGAGAAAGATGCAGATCGTAATAGCGATGGTGGTGTGATCGGTGTGAGCATGATGCTCGGCGGTCAACTACCTAACATGACGAGCAAGGACATCAGTGAAGTATGGAACATGCGTGATCAAGGTGGCAAACGCTATATCTCTATACGCCCTGAGCGGTTGAGAAGCCCGATGAAATCACGCATGTTCGACATGTCAGGCAACACCTCGTTCGAGTGGAAGTACAACGCTAACAAGAACGAAGGCAACACTATAGCTGACTGGTGGGACACATTCACCAAAGGCGGCTACGTTAAACTCCCAATCCCGAAATAGCCCTACTACATCTAGTAGTAGTTCTATCCACACGGACTAGCCGTCGTAGCTTGCTAGTTCTAATGTGTGGTTGTACGCTGTATAGCTACATAAACATGGAGACTACAATGGGTTTGCTTACCTTTAGTTCTAACATTGCCGATGCGGAAGCACCTCCGCAGCTACCGCCGGGTGAGTACAAGGTGATCTGTTCTGCTGCACAGGACAAGGTTGCTGCGTCATCTGGCAACACGATGCTCACGCTCACGTTGCAAGTGCCACGCTCGGAGTTCCCTGCTGACTTCGATCCGGGTGATGGTGTTGATGAGTTGACGTTCACTCTCAACGTGGTAGCTCGCGACATTCCGGCTGATCGCTGGCGGTTGAAGAAGACGTGCCAAGCGTTCGGTGTCGCTGCATCTAACGCGGTTGATCCTAACGACTTCGTAGGTCGTGAAGCTCGCGCCCGCGTTCGTATGGGTAAAGACCTTGAGAACAATCCACGTGCGGAAGTGTCTCAGGTGTTGCCTATCTAACTAGCCTGTGTATACTAGCTAGGTGGCGTACTCAACGTGCGCCATCTAGCACTTCAACCCAACTCTTACAAGAGGATACACCTAATGGCTACTTCTCCTATCCGTTCCGCCACTTCATCGTCCGCGAAGAAGCAGGTCAACCGCGCACCGCAGAAGCGCACGTTCCATTTCTTCGTGCGTGTCACCGATGAAGCTGGCAACGTCATCCCAGGTGCCAAGCTCACTGTGGATCGCATCATGTCTGACGCACGTAAGGTGGTCGAGTTCCTTGACACCCCTGAGTATGCCAACTCGGGCCTGACGCGCATCAAGCATGAGGTCATCGCCAACAAGCGCGGTGAGGAAAGCGATGGAGCTACGTCAGTCGGTTAACGCCCCCGTTTCGTCTAGCTGACTGACTGAGCAGCGCCGTGCACACTTGTATTCCCCCTGTGTGTGCGGCGTTTGCTTTATACAACGTATAGCTGGCTGCGAAACCTAGCAGCATATAAGGAACATCGCTATGGAATTAGATGCGGAACAGCAAGCCGCAGTAGCTGCTTGCATAGATACAGCTAAGCGTCTTGTCAGCGTAACAGGTGAGGCTGGCACAGGTAAGACTACAATCATCAAGCAAGCTTGCGAACAACTCGATGCAGTTGGTGTATCATTCGCAATCGCTGCACCTACTGGTAAGGCAGCGCGGCGTATTAGAGAAGCGACCGGCTACCCAGCTACAACTATCCACAAGCTGCTAGAGTTTAACCGCCCTGACATAGACGAAGAAACAGGTGAACCTACATCTGTTAGTGGTCCCACTCGCAAACGCACCAACCCACTTGAGCAATACGTTATCATCGTCGATGAGTATGCGATGGTATCAACAGCACTACATCGTGACCTAGTAGCAGCTATCCCTAGTGGTGGCTGCTTGCGTACGTTCGGTGATGTTCGACAACTACCACCGATCGAGAACACACAACTAGCTGATCCAACGTCGCCGTTCAGCAAGTGTCTCGCTATGCCTAACACCTTCACACTCAACAACATCTATCGACAAGCCGAAGGCAACGGCATCATCGAAGCTGCTCGACGTATCGCACGTGGTCAGTTCTTTACTAGCAATCAAGACGTTGGCGTACATCTAGGCGACGCAGTGCTGCATACATTGTATGGCTCACTTACTAACAGCGAGGTAGATTGGAGTAGCATCAACAACCAGATCATATCGCCAGCACGTAAGAGTGACATCGGCACTATCAGGTTGAACACCATACTACAAGCACGCTTCAACCCTACCATGCCGGGTAAGATCGAACTACCACGCAACAAGTGGGAGGTGAAGAACAAGGTCTACGTCAGCATAGGCGACAAGGTTGTATGCAACACGAACAGCTACGACCTACGTGACTACGGTGAACGCTTCACAGAGTATAACAACAATGGTGTCGGCTTGATGGGCAGCTTCATCCCATGTCCTGAGACTAAGCAGATGCTCAACGGTGAGGTAGGTAAGGTAGTAGACATCGACCCACTAGGTGTACTTGAGATTGACTTCGGTGATCGCATTGTCGAACTACCACCAGCCGTTGAGGAATACAGTGCTAAGCATATGCGACACTACACCTACGACCCACGTAAGGTGATCGAGCTAGCCTACGCACTGACAACTCACAAGTGTCAAGGTAGTCAGTACGACAACGTGACATACATCATGGCATCATGTGCGTTCTTCAACCTAAGCCGACCTAACTTCTATACAGGAGTAACACGCGCAGCAAAGCACGCAACGATAGTAACCGACCAACGCAGCCTAGCTACATCGCTCAAGTCAATGGGTTGGAAAAGGAAGTTCAACAAATGAACATGACAGAACTGCGCGACAAGTTCACACTACAAGCACAGACGGCGGGTATGGTTGTGGAGTGTGCGATGGGAGGTGTCACCCTTGCCACACTCGCAGTGATAGCCGAAGCTCCCGGACGTAACGAGATCGCTCAAGGTGTGCCACTGGTAGGTGGGGCGGGCAACATACTGTGGAAGGCCATACGCACATACTGTCCAGAGGTGAAACGCCATGAATGTTACGTCACTAACGTAGTCAAGCGCCAAGTCGCGTTTGATGTAACTGACAGCACTAATCGTAAACCAGTTGGTAAGCATGAGCTGACTTCATGGCAAGAGCTATTGCTGTGGGAGCTATCACTACTACCCAATCTCAAGCACGTACTACTGCTAGGCAACTACGCAGTCGAAGCGGTGCTAGGTAAGAAAGGGATAACTAACTGGCGCGGCAGTGTAATGGATTGTCAGATACTTGGCAAGCCTGTCACAGCTATATGCACATACAACCCTGCCTACTGCGCACGTGATCCTATGTCACACGTCATCTTCGACATGGACATCGCTGATAAGCTACGCCCTGTGATACTTGGCAAGTACAAACCACATGCAGTCACTACCCACATCAACCCCACCTACACACAAGCAGTTGACTATATTCGTATGTGTAAAGCCTCACGTGATCCGGTCGCTTCGGACATTGAGGTCATCAGTAATGAGACAGCTTGCGTCGGCCTTGCTCCTACAGCACACGAGGCCATGTGCATCGCATTCCGTAACGAACAAGATAACATCTATACACCGTATGAAGAACGAAGCCTACGCTCTAATCTGCAACAGCTATACACATCGCCTACTGCAAAGCTGGTGTGGCAGAATGGAGGCTTCGACATGGCGTGGCTCTGGTTTAAGGATCGCATTCGCTGCAAGCCAGCATACTCCGACACGCTGCTTGGTCATCATGTGTTATATCCCCCAATGCCGCACGACCTTGGCTTCATCGTCAAGCAGTACACAATGCATCCGTACTATAAGAATGAGAAGGACGATTGGCGTCACACAGGGGGTGTTGATAATTTCTGGATATACAACTGTAAAGACTGCGCTCTCACACTTGCAGCGAATGCGCACATCGTTGCGGAGTTGAAGGAGCAGAAGCTAGACAAGTTCTACTTCGAGCATGTCATGCGCTTGCAAGCACACCTAGTACTAATGACTGTCGGTGGTGTGCTCAACGACATGCCGATGCGTGAGCAGATGCTAGATCCTAACATCGGTGGCAACCTATACGCTGACCTACAACGCAAGCTGCAAGAGTTCTACGACGCAGCACGTAAGGCTGTTGGTGATGAGTACTACACACCTAACCCTAACAGCCCGAAGCAGATGGCAGAGCTATACTTCAGTAAGCTGAAGCTTGTCGGCAGGGGAACGAGTACTGACGCTACCAATCGCGAATTGATGCGTAAGCACCCAAGAACCCCTGCCGCTGCACGTGCAGTGCTTGATGCTGTAGATGCGTACATCGAAGACGACAAGTTCTACAGCGTGTATGCATCAGCTAGGCCAGACAACGACTCACGGATGCGATGCGACTACAGACAAACGGGGGTACGCAACGCGCCGGGTAGATTGAGTAGTGCTCAAACGCTGTGGGGTAGTGGAGCTAACCTTCAGAACATTCCCGACCGCGCGAAAGCGATGTTCATTGCTGATCCTGACTGCTGCTTTATATACATCGACGGCAGTCAAGCGGAGGCTCGCGTCGTCGGCTGGCGCTACAACATCGACACGTGGATTGCTCAGTTTGAGCGGGCGCGTATTGATGGCTCCTACGATTGTCACCGCGCTCTTGCCGCTGACATGTTCGACATACCGTACGACAAGGTTCCCACCTTCGACCGCTACCCATTGGACGACATCGCCGCTAAGCGCGACGGCATCGAGTACAACGCGGAGCTTGCTGGCAAGCCAACCATTCGCTTCGTTGCTAAGAGGTGTCGTCATGGTCTTAACTACCGTATGATGCCTGACAGGCTCGCGCTTACAACTGGCTTATCACTAAGCACAGCAAGCGAGGCGTTTGTCAAGTACCATAAGCTAACTCCCGAACTGAAGAAAGGTTGGGAGCAAGACCTAAAAAGGGTTCGTGAGGAACGAGCGATCTACAATGCATACGGTAGGCGGTACATGCAGTTGATACCAGCTACCGATGAAAGCACCGAAGCTATCGTAGCATTCTATCCACAGTCAACTATCGGGGATCACATATGCAGGGTAATATACAAAGCGCACGACGACCCCGCTTGGCCGAAGGGTAAAGCACGCATCGCACTTAACACACACGATGGACTCATCGGTATCGCTCGACGTGATGTAGCTAAAGCCGCTCTTAGGATACTCGTTAAGCACGCAGAAGCACCCATCCTGATAGGAGGTAAGCAACTCATAATCCCTGCCGAATGCGGTATATCTGTGCCAGATGCCGATGGTGTTCATCGGTGGTCTACTATCAAGAAGATCAAGAAGGCTGACGTATACAGTGTATAGCTACGGGACCGGCTGTTGTTGCGTACCGACAGGAGCAGCAGCCGGTCTACCACTGTTCTCACGCATGATCTTGTCAAGCGTAGACATGTTAATCTGCCTACCGCGTAGTAGTGGTTGCAGAGCTTGACCATACTTATCGCTTATCACCTGCTCAGCATACAGCGTTGCAAGCCTTTGCTGTTCTAGGTTAGCATTCTGCAACTTCACATACTTGTTCTTCTCTTGAGTGCGTTGTTCGAGTGGCATGTTATACTGTGCATCAATGCCACGTACAGCCGCACGTATCTTTGCTTGCTGTGCTTTCAGCTTGCCTAGATCACCACTTGGATACTGCCACGCTGCGATGTCATTAGCGATTTGTGTAAGCAGTGCACTAGTCATCGCCTTCTCAGGTATACCACCAGCATCCACCGCAGCTTGTCTACGCTCCATCGCAGCCTTGCCTAAGTCATTACGCATACCTACAATAGAGCTGATGTGCACATTGTTCTGTGATGTCACCTGCCACGTTGGCGTCATTGCACTGTAGCGTTCTTTGTTCTGCCATACTAGCGGTATCTCTGGCACCCTAGACACAGTGCGATCAAACACTTCACCAGTAGCACGACGCAACCCTTCACCGTAGTTAGCACTCTCTCTAGGTGTTGGCAGTGGCGAAGGCCCTGTGCCTTTGTTGTAGTTAGCAGAGTGCAACATCACATCAGTAGCCATCGCTATGTGTGTACCCATAGCACCGAACATAGCGGCCATCATCAACGATGTGCTATTGCTTATCTCACCTAAGTTAGACACGCTCTCCGCATTAGGACCAGCACGGAACAGTGAGCCACTATCACGTATCCAATTGCCACCACGTGTTTCAGACGTAGATGGATCAAGCCGCTTGCCACTCTGTGCAAGTAGTATCTGCAACACAGGCGGCATAGCTGGTGTGAAGCTATCAATGAACACCTTGCCTATGTCACTGCTCAATGGCTTGATAGTAGCACTACTAGGAATAGCGCCCATCATCTGAAAGAATGCGGCAGTACCAGCAACCATGCCTGCGATGTCAGGAGGTATGCGTATCTTATAGTACAAGTCCTCGCTGAATGGCAGCGTCTTACCTTGGAAGTGTGCTAGTGCTAGCTTCGGTGCGGGCAAGTATGCGTAGCGATACCTGTCATACTCAGGTGTCTGCTCCCACAGCATCTTGCGGCTCTCGTCATTCCAGTGCGTCATAAAGTAGTATGACTGTGCTATAGCACCCATACCCACCATCATACGCGGTAGTGTCGTAAGCGCGGTATCCCTACCGAACATGTTCCGTATCAGGTGATATGCACCTAACTTGGTCTGCGTCATGTAAGGTACCATGCGCTCTACATCTTGCATTATCTTACTACCCGGTACAAGCGACATGTCACCGGCGATATTGCGTGTCTCATCAAGTAGTCGCTCTATCCGAGCAGGAGGTATATTGCCACCATACTGACGTGACAACATCGCATGGTTCTGTGTGTAGTACTGCACCTTGTCAGCCATGTGGAAGCTGTCAAGTATGTCTGTATACAACTGCCACACATGCCTCATAGGTGCAGGCACATGCTCCTTCATTGCACTGAATGAGTTGCGTACAACTGGTATGTTGTCGATGCTATGTGTACCATGCCCAGCACCACCTCTGCGCACCGCTACAGCTTCAGCATTGTCAGCCCACAGCGCAGCGCGTGATGCCGCAGCGATCACAGCATTATATGCACGTGGACCTAGTGCAGTCTGCAACGCCTGAAAGGGCGCTACCTGTTGTGCAAGTGCTCGCGCTATGGGACGTGTCAAGTAGTGTGTCTGTAGTTGAATAAGGTTCCTAATCGCGTAGTACGGTATACCAACTATCACCGATGATATGTCAGGCACTACAGCGTTGATGCCTCTAGCTACACGCTCTGGTAAGAACTGATGCAGCCTATGTGATATAGGTCCGAAGACACGATCATTCCTATGGGTCAGCATCGCAATCGCTGTATTGTAGTAAGCGTTGATGAATGCGAATGGTGCGTTGCCTGGACCTGTTGTCCAGAACTTATTGTTGTTAGTGATGACTGTAACAGCTTTCATCAAGCCACTAAGTTGCACAGGCTCCATGCGCGCAGCACGTGCTACTTCAGGATCACCGAACTCCCATACACGTGCACGACCGTTCTCCCACTCGATGCCGATGTTAGGGCTATCTTCTAGGTGTCTAAACTGCTGCGACTTTAGCTGTGCAGGTGTGAACCAGTAACGACCCTGCCCACTTTGTACAGCACGTATACGCCCATTGGTAACAAGGTGTGAAGGATTACCAACAGCATCACGTGTTAGCAGTCTAAACAATTGATTACGTGCTGTCGTGTGTGCAGCCTCACGTAGCGTCTTATCTGTATATTGTTTCGCCGCACTTAGTGGATGCAGTGGTTGTGTGATGCGTGTCTCTGGCGCATTAGGTGTAGTAGGTGGTTGTGGTATCTCTCTGCTGAATGAGCGTAGTGGACCTTCACGTAGTGCACCCTTAGACGTACCCTCGCTAGCCCTGAGCCTTGAGGTACGTGCTTTATCACTGAGGTCTGCAAACGTACGCGACCAACCAGTTAGATCACCGTGCGGATCGCTGACTGCTTGTACATAGTACGGGTTGCGTCTATGCCATTCATCAGCAACAACGCTCGACAACCTACCACTTCTTACCTGTCTATCAAGCAACTCTCTATTGCGCGCTTGTACAGCGTTCCTATACGCAGCAACTTGTGGATCAGGATCAACTATGAATGCATTACGTGCAGCGAATACAGAGTTCTGCGGACGTGCGGGTATGCGTTGACGTGCTGTAGGATCATCAGCTACTAGCCGTTGCAAGTCAGTCTGTAATGCAGCTTCCTCTCTACGCAAGCCCGCTAGTGACGACTGGTGCGTGTAAGGATTGTTTATCTGTGTCTGTATATCAGCGATCCTAGCACGGTAGTCATCCATCGTCGTGAGTATGTCTGACCCGTACGATGTCAACCAATGTGAGGCAGCAACTGCGCGCTGTTTCTCAGGCACCATCGCTGACCAAGCATCAAGCACAGGGCCATCTATAGTGAGGCTGTCTGATGCTACGCGATCATTCAACACCGCGCCTGTGTTACGTGTGTATAAGTCTTCAGCTTCACGTGCTACTTGACCACCGTGTATATCACGGATCATACCAAGAGGCTGTGCGTTCTGATCAATGAAACGCTCACGCGCTGTACGGCGTAGGTTTTGTATACGTCCCCACATACCGCTGTTAGCTACAGCATCAATCTCCGATGATGGACCTAGCTGTTGTACAGGACCACCGTCTATAATAGCTTGACCTGTCGGTGCATTAGGGCTAACGCTGTAGTTTAGGTGCGGATCATTGTTAAGGTTGATTTCAACTTGACTAGGGTGTATCGCCTGCCTAGTCCTACCACGCACAGCAGCTACGAATGCAGCGGCAGCGCCTGTTGCACCTACCACACCAGCTAGTGCAGGAATGCCAGCAGGATCTTCTGGTGTAGGTGTGAATGCAGTACTCTTACCCTGTGCATAGCGCATGCCCTGATCTATAGCTAGACCAGCACCGGCGTTGATAGCTACGTTCGTAGCGTTATAAGGTATGGTCAACGGTGTGAGTGCTTCACCTACACGCACAGCACCACGTACTGCGGGATTAGCCATGACACTCGCGGCAGCAGCACTCGTACGTGCAATGGCATTAGCACCGCTAAGAACAGGTCCAACAGGTGCACCTATGAACGCACCACCTATAGCTTCGGCAGCACTCTCTGTCCAACTGCGCTCATCTTCGGTGCGCTCATCACCTAATAGTCGTCTACTAGTATCACGCCACTTAGCTGCAAGGTAGTGTGGACCGCTCAACTGTTCAGTAGAGAAGTCTTCAAACGCTTTCGACTTCTGATAGTCAGCGATACCACTCTTTAGTTGTTCATCAGTTAACGAAGGATCACGCCGTCTCCATGACGCTATTACATCTTGCAGATGCTTGAGCTTGTTATCATCAGCACCTTCAACTTGAATGCGCTTCTGAAACTCATCTGAGAACTTGGTGTCCTTAGAATACGCATCGTAGAGTGCGCCTGCACCTTGATACACAGTAGGCCCGAAGTTGATTAAGTCTGTAGGCAGTGTCATCACACCTACAGCAGCAGACTTCAAGTGGTTCCTAACCCACGGCTCATCTGCGCTCGCAGTCTTAGCGTCTGTAGCTACACCGTCAGGATCGTAGCCGAACTTGGATATGAAGTCCTCACGTGTATACGCTGTATAACCGTCAGACATTATTCTGGCTCTGCGGCTTCTTCAACTATAGGTGCTTGCACTGCTGCATTAGGCACAACGAATACAGGTGTACCATCAGGACCGATGATACGCTGCACAGGTGTACCTTTAGCAGCAGGCTTACCAGCACCCGGTAGAGGTACAGCATCTGCACCTGTAGCTGGCGGTCCACTAAGCACAGTGTTAGCAGGTCCAGCTTTACCCTTTGGTGGTGGTACTATAAGTTCTTCTGACTTCGGATAGTACGGTTGTCCGTTAGGCATCAAACGCTCAGGTGCAGGTGGTGGTGGTGTAGGTGCACTAGGTGGACGACCATCCATCTTAGGTGGCTGCTGTTGTCGATCTCTATACAACCAGTTAGTCAACATGCTCGCAGCATTAGGACCAGCGTTCTTTACAAACTCTTGTACAGCTTTCTGGAACACCTCTTGATTATCAACAGGTGGTTTGTTGTTCTCACCTGCGTAGTTGTAACGCTCCTTCAACCACTCACCGATCTGTTGCAGCTTCTCAGATGTGTTGCCACCACTAATGTAGTTCTTGTAGCTATCAACGTCAGTCTTCGGTCGGTCATTGGTAGCGTTAGGGTCTAGCGATGTAGACATATTAGGCAGCTTGCCACTATAGATAGCATCAATGATACTACGTGTAGTAGGCGCGTTACCTGATACAACCTCCGGCTCAAGCTGACGTGGTAGATTAGGTGGTAGCTGCGTTCCACCACGCGGCATCGTGTTGCTAGGTGCGCTAGCTACTGCACTTGTGCTACTACCATCTAGGGCAGGGAACGGCACTTTGAAGCCGGGAGGCAGCGGTGCGCGTGCTTCTGCTGTAGGTGTGTCTAGCGACGGCGAGAGCTTGAAGTAGTTAGGCGGCGTAGCACCACCGAGCAGTGGGTCAGGTGTAGCCTGACGTGGTGTTACAGATGAGAACTCATTAGGCAGTGGCTGCTTAGGCATAGCACCAGCTTCAAGCTGCGGAGGCATATCCGCTGGTGGTGTAGCTACTGCAAAGTCTTCATCAGTGTACGCAGGATTAGTGCGCTGCTTCATCGCACCGACCATAGCATCCTGCACGCTGTCATACGGACCCGGCGTACGATCAGCTTGTGTTATCTCCTGTTCAATAGGTGGACGAATAGGTGGCATGGGCATATCGAAGTATGACCCATACATGTCACCCGGTAGTTCATTATCAGCAGGCGTACCAGCAGCCGCAGCGTTGTAGTCAGGATCACTACGTGCTGTGAGTGTAGCTACATCAGGCGGTGTCTGCGGTCCCTGACTAGGCTGACCTGTGATAGTGTCAACACCATCTACGAACCTGTTAGGATGATCTGGTCCTTTGAACTTGCTGGGCCAATGCAGCATGTTGTTGTCAGTAGGATCACGTACATCAGGACGCGCTCCAGACTTCCATGCTTCACGGTAGTTGTAGTTAGGATCATCTAGGTTAGGTGGTTCATTGTACTTAGTGTTGAACTCCTTGTACCAATCAGTGTCACGTATACCACGCTGGAAGCGGCCTTCTTCATCTAGCCCATGATCAAGGTCACTACGTGCTATGACACTAGCTCTATCAGGCGGCGTGATACCTTTAGGCGTAGCTTCAGGAGTGGTAGGTGCAGTAGCAACCTGTGGTGTAGGTGCCTTATCACCAAATGCATTTTGTATAGGCGGTGCAAAGCTAGCAGTCACTTCACCGCTAGTCGGTATACGCGACATAGCTGAAGTAACTTCAGGGCGTGTAGGTGTGGTCGATGTAGCGGCTTGAGTTTGAGTTGCAGCAGGTGAAGCTGGTCCGGGCTGCGCCCTCTGGGCTACTTGTGTAGGTGCATTGCGTTCATGGTCTGCAAGCAGTTGCAGTCTAGAGAACTGTACTTCAGGACGCAGACGACCGCGACTACCACCCCAATCATAGTGCATCGTATCAGCACGACCACTACCTTTGCTAGTCTCAAACGCACCACCATAGCCAATATGCTTCTCAGCCTCTGGATCGTTCTCACGTACCCACGTCTTAACACCACGTGCTAGCCGCGTATACAATCCAGTGTAGTCTGGACCGCTATGAGGTATACGCTCGCCATCAGGTGTAATGATCCTGAAGTCGCCAGCATTGCCTTTGTGATGATGACTAGAAGCACGACCACCCGGTCTAGCACCTGATGTCTGCTCTATTGTATAACCCGGAGGTAGTGCTATCTCAGCACCACCACGCACTGCACGTACTAGACGCGGATCAGTTCCCTTCGTGTCATGCTCTCTATGTGCACCGAACTGCTCACGCGGCATAAGCCCTGCTGGACGCTGTGGTAGTTGTGCAGTCTGTGGCTCCTGTACCTCTGGAGCAGGTGTAGACTTATACTGTCCTACAGGTTGATTGGCATGATCTGGGAACTGCCGCATGTACGCGTTCAGATATGGCGCTGACTTGTTCTGCAACGCCTCACGCACAGTTACGGTAGGCTTCTGACCATTGATAGCCAACACGTTGTAGTTAGGAATGACATTGCCACTTGCATCGCGCGTAGTACCCATGATGTTGCCATCAATCATACGCGCGTCAGGGTTCTTCAAGTATGCAGCTATAGCACGTGGCCCAGCACCGCTACCCCACTGATGCAGCGCGACAAACATCGGCACAGTTTCAGGCGTGAGTGGTAGCTTGATCTTATGATCACGCTCTAAGATGTCAGCGTTACGCCGCATATTGAATGCAGCCGCAGGGATCATCTTAGCAGGGTTGTATATGTCTTGATTGCTGAGCTTGTATTCATCACGCAGCTTCTGTGTGAACTGGAAGATACCTTCAGCAGTGCTGTTCGGGTTCTTACCAAATGAACGACCACCGCCGTTCTCCATACCATACGCAGTCATCAGCGTACCACGTGGCAGTTGGAACTTGTCCTCCTGCTGGTGCATCAAGTCTAGCCACTTCTGATCTATGGGTAGATAAGTTGCTTGAGGCCGGGTCTGTGCTGTCCTAGCGGTAACACGCGGTTGCGAGGGTAGTTGAGTGTTAGGTGGAGGTTCTCTCCGAGGGGATCGTGGAGGCGCTGAGACAGACGGTGTACCTGTTGGCGGTAGCTTTGCTTGTGCACTGAAGTCCGTATGATCTGCGGCTGCATAAGCATCCATTCCTGCGCCAGCGTTAGATGATTGTCGCGCGGGTGCTGCTGGCGCATTCACACCCGCGCCTTGACCGTTGTCATACGGGTTAGGCAGTGAGTAGACACTAGGACGTTGAGTACCTGTAGGCGCTGCTGATTGTGGTGCAGGAGCAGCATTAGGTGCCATAGGGTTGCCAACACCGGCAGCACCGGGTCCAAGTAGGTTAGGCCCTTGTGGTGCACCTGCTGGATTACGTAGTTGGTGGTCGTAGTCTCTACGATCATACCACCTAGTCTCATTCTCACCTGTACGCCTATCAGCATCAGCAGAGCGCATGCCGTACATCTTCTCTTGATGTTCCTGCTGCGCCATGCGTTCTTCGTATCTAGCTAGCAACTGCGTATACAGACGTGCAAGAGCCTGATTGCCCTGTGCCATCTGCATAACAAAGTCGCCAGTCTGATCCTTAATAGCGACTGGCATCGTCTTAGGCATTGTGTACTCCTAGTACGAACTATCGTAGTCACTCTGGTTCATTGTAAACATGCCATTACTGCCACCACTATCACCTGTAGCAGCGAAGCCACCAACACCAGCACCACCACCTTGTCTGTTGTTGTACGCACCCTTGGCACCCATAGCACCGAATGCACTGCTAATGCTGCTACCAAGTCCTGCTAGTGCATTACCGTATCCGAGGTTAGGCTGTACGTAGTCAAACTCACCACCTTGCTTAGCGAACATCTTCGTGATGTCCTGACCAGCAACCAGCGAGTTACGTGCAGCATCGCCCATCTTATCACCAGCGAGCGGATCTTGTGGCTTGTATTCAGCATTGGCACCTTGCGATGCACGTGTAGCGAACAGGTTGTAGAGGTTAGCAAGTGGCATACGCTGTTCGTTCTTCTCACGACGACCCATACCACGCGACATGAGTTTAGATTGTAGTGCTGCATTAGAGTATGCGCGGTTAGTCTTATCCTGCATAGCAGCCGCAGCAGCAGCTACGTTGCTACTACCTGCTCCAGTGCGGAACAAGTTCATAAACGCCTTGCCACCAGCTTCGCGCTCTGCATCCTGCAAGCCACGTGTCTGTGCAGTGTAGAGGTCATTAGCATATGCCTCATCACCACGCTCAGGTGTAGCTTCTAGGTTAGCAAGCTTACGCTTATACGTATCAGCTAGAGCTTCTTCACCTAGTCCGCGGTTGTAGTTGCGCTGCCGTACAGCACGCGCCATCGGCAGGTCTTTAGTGAGTACGTTGAGTTGCTCAGCCTCTTGCAACTCGAACAGACGCTTCATCGTATCTGACGGCGTACTCACCCATCCCTGACCGGGGACGAACTTAGTACGCATACCACGTGCGTCAGTGTATCCTAGCTTCTGTTCCGCTTGCAGCTTCTTAGCCATCTGAATGGCTTCTTGCCGCTCACGTTCACGCATCGCCATGTTGGCGTAGTTGAAGTCCATGTTGGCGCGCGTAGCATCACGTTGCGCGTCAGCCTGCTCCATCTGCCCCATGTAGCTAAGGACACCACCGGCAATACCGCCGATTGCTCCTAGACCCATGTCCATTGTTGCACCTCCTATACAGCGTATACCTTAGAAGATGCCTTCGTTAGCCTTGACGTTGGTGTTGTTACGAGTAGCTTCATTCTCGAAGGTATCGAGCAATGCGCTGCTACCGCTATCAGCACCCGGCGCGCTAGCACTTCCAACACGTGCCTTAGCTTTACCGAGTAGCGAGTTAACATCGAAGAACTGCTTGCCACCAACAGCGCCACGTACGTCACCTTCAAGCTGCGAACCACGCTCATCAGCATAACGCTTGATGCGGCCAGCTTCAGCAGTCGGATCGTATGTAGAGCCGAAGTCCCATGCAGCAGCACTATCGAGGCTACCCTGACGACGAGTGTTGATGTCACCAACAATGTCCTCAAGCACACCGCGACCAATGCCTTGTAGTTCGGTGTTAGCAGTAGCACGACCAGTGTCGAGGTCGCGTAGTGCACGATCATACACACTGCTCGTAGCCTGACCACGATCACGTGCAGACTGCAAGTCCGCGAGAGCATCGCCGTATTGCGTATCGAGGATGCTGCTCAGGATTGCGTCATCGCGTGTATTACCGAAGGTGTCTTCAGCGTAGTAGGGGTTGATCTGGCTACCAAACTGCTGACCGTACTTAGTACGCTGACCAGTACGTGCACTACCGATTTCTTCTTCATACACGTTCGGTGAGAATGCACCACTGTAGTCGGCACCTGTTTGCAGCGAGTTGTTAGCAGTGTCATACTTACCCATGATGCTGCTATACAACCCGTACTCATCACCGGGCTGAATGCCGAGAGAGTTCAACCTATTACGTGCGCTTGACTGTGCACCTTGATAAGCTGAGTTCTTACTAGACAACCACGCAGCATCAGCAGCGTCTTTCTCAGTCTTAGCTTTCAAGTCGGCAGCAGCTTGACGCTTTTCCTCACGTGCAAACTCTTGCTGAGCTTCCCACTCGCGGGCTTCAGCTTGTTCTTTAGGTGTAGGTTGCGGTGGTGGCACATATCCACCACCGCCCTTAGTCTCAAGCACACGCTCATGCTTGACGACCTTCCCAGGTTTCTTACTCGTAACTGATGTGACGGCAGTCGCAGCCACACCTTCGTTGTTGCTATTGCGCTGTGCGTTGTTCTTCGACAGCGCCCACGACGCGATGTGTGGAGCGATCATTGTCCTCGTCCTTGTTTACTGGTGTTGATGTGTACTTAGGCACTTTCACAGCGATATAGCCTTGAGTTCTGTAACCAAGTCTAGACATTAGTTTCATTATACGCATAACTAAAGTGTCATCAGCATCATGTTCGACTTGCATATAGATGCGCTCGACATTGTGAGACAAAGCCCAACGCTCAAATTGTACCAGTAGTTCGATTGACGCGCGAGAGCCTCTAGCTCGCGGGACAACGTACCACATTTCCTGTACAGCATAACTCCTAAAGCTGTAGAAACTAGGACGAATAGTACCAGCGAGATAACCAATAGGCTTGTCATCGTCATCGTATACCACCCAGCAGTTTAGATGCCTACGTTGCTTGTCCATTACACAGTGAAACGCAGCTTGTCCTACAGCCTTGCGATCGAACTCGCGTGAGGTGCCGAACTCATCGTGATGCTGTTGAGCTAGTTCCTCAACATCAGTGCCGTCTTTAGGTGTTTCGATCTGTGCAATTCTCATCTTCAATCCAAACACGCATCTGTGCGTACTGTTGTATTCCTAACACGCCCACCGACCCATGTATCAGTCACGCGCTTCTCTGTATTGATAACACCGCCACGACACTTAGGCACTTCAACATCATCTACCCATCTACCGCCTGTCACACGACACCCACAGAGTACGAGTATACAAAGTATAACCGCAGCCGTACGCATCACAGCCTCATAGGCGTTACTACACCAAGCAAGCCTGCGATGATCCACACTACAACAAGCACGACGATGACTGTAACGAGCACATTGATGATCGTTGCGAACGGTGGTGGCAATGGCACAAGAGGCAGCAACGACTGCACAGCCCACAAGACCACACCAAGCACGATCAACGTGAGGATGATAGAGATCAGTGTTCCGATCATCACACTCTCCTATTTGAGTTCTTCAAGACGTGCCTTAATGCTTTCACATGTTTCGACCACCGAGAAGAACCGCCCATCGGTAGTATAGATGACACAGTGTACAATGTCAGTAACTAGCTTCCCCTTTGTATCTGCTACGCCAACAATGTGCTTCGGGTTGACATTCATCTTACGTCCATCAGGCGTTTGCAGTACGATGTATTGTGTTGCAGCAGCGACAACGAGTGCCTCGATCATGGTGGATATGCCAGTATAGTAGCAGGGTTAGCACCGATAGCTGCAACGATTGCAAGTATCAGTGGGTTGTCAGTCATAAAGCCATCAGATGCGAGCCACAGTTCATGCTCGTAATCATGCGAATTGAAGTACGTCTTAAGTTGATTGAACTTACCCGCAGCGTTGACACGTTCAAGGAACTTCGTGCGTGTGATACGGAATACAGTAGTAGTTGGTGGCGGTACATACGGAGCAATAGGACCATACATGCCCAAGCTAGCGTTGTTGTACAACTCTACGCCATGAGGCACTGTGTCTGTAGGTGTAGCATGGAATGGCATTTCAGCAGCAAAGCCTGAGAACTTCACAAGCAGGTTGATCGTGCCGTCTGCTGTGTAGATAGGACTGTGCGCACTCTCTATGACGTACATTATCCAACCCTCTGCCAGAGGCCCCACTGCGTACCACCGAACGTATCACCACCAAGCCAACGCCATGAACCCGGCAGTGCCGCACCCCATGATGTATTTGTGCCGGTACCATCCCAACGATGCAAGTAGCTGCCTGCTAGCACTTGATTAGGTGCGATATAGCTCGTACCTGTAGCTGGGTTGTACCAACCACCATCAACAGTTGCTAAGTGCTTCTCACCGATGTTCTCATACGTGTTAGTAGCCAAGCCAATCTGCAAACCACCATAGTTCTGCAAGCCGTAGATAGCAGATGTAAAGCCAGCAGCAGGGATAGCTGGTAGGTTAGCAGTAGTATAGACAACAGCACCGTTGACAAGTAACGTACCACCGGGTGTCTCAAACCTGAAATGCGTGGCATCGTTCCATAGGTATCTATTGCCAGCATTACCGAAGAACAGCGCACCTGTAGTTGGTGATGCAGAACCAGCACGTGTGATCGTAACGTCGTTGTTATGCAACGTCGTGCCGGTGATCGTGGCATTGCCAGATGCAGTGAATGCACCACCAACACCGAACGTACCAGTGACAGTCAGATTGCCTGTGAACGAAGCAGGACCAGTGCTAGGCAGCCTCGTGCCTATTTGACTGTCTACATACGTCTTGTTCGTAAGATGCGGACCAAGTGTAGGAGGCGCACTCGCACTAATTGGTCCTACTAATGTAAGTGCACCGTCAACCTTTAGTGCACCGGGGATAGTGACTTTGCCATCACTACCAATACGCACGCGTTCCGTTAAGACGGTCGAACCTGTCGCCAAACTAATAGCAGTAGGCAGAACACCTGGAGATACAGCACCATCAACAACAAAAGTAATGTTGCCGTTGATCGGCCAATTCACACCATCGAAGCCCTGCCCTTGGATGCTACCAATAATGTCATTCAGTATTAGTGTGGTTGGTGCAGCCTTTGTTCCCCTAGCGCGCCCAAGATAGTAGATCGACGCCACCGCATCCGCGTAAGTCCATTGTCCTGTTGAGGCTCCATCAGTAGTCCAATCTGCGATAGTGCCCGACACATGAATAGGTGATGTCGGCTCGCTAGTGCCAATACCTACGAAACCACCGCTGGTGATGCGGAAGCGTTCCGCTATGTTATCGTTTGTCGTACCTGTAGCGACGTAGAACGCTAGTGGCATCACACCGGGTGAGACAGGCCCATCTACTCTAGCACCCATCTGCGCAGAGAACTGATCTGTAACACCGTCGAAACCACCCCAGCCACATACACCGATGTATCTACCTTGTACTAGTGGCAACGGCGCATTCTGCGTACCATGTGCGAACTTGAAGTAGATGCCTTCGCTATAACCGCCGTTGCTATACGTGTAATTCTGTATGACTGATGTAAGCCCACCACCTACATCATAGTGTGATACCCACACACCTTGATCGTCCAGACCACCGGGTGTCCAACCGGGTGGACGCATGTAGATAGCACCATCGCTACCGATGCGTAGGTGTTCTTCTGGATTGCTAGCACCGTTCTTGAATACTATGTCTGTAGGAGCATGGTCAGCAGAAGGTGTACCGTTGACTACGAATTGTATACTCGCAGTCATTGGGAACGTATCAGGTGTAGCAGCACCGCCAGCTACGATCTCACCTAACACATAGCCGTTAGCAATAGCACCCCAACCTAATCCAGCACGGAAGAATGTAACCTCTGGAGCAGATAGTGGATCACCACTAGCAACGTCGAACTCTAGATAACGACCATCAGTGTATACGTCAGCAACAGTACCCAAGCCATCATTAGTAGTGACTTGGAACTTGCCCCATAGCACACCACCATAAGCCTCAGTACCAATGCCTACACTACCACCGCTAGTAATGCGCAAACGTTCTTCTGGAAGGGTTACACCATTAGTTTTAGATGTCTTAAGTATGATAGCTGCTGATCCAGTAGCTCCATCATCTACGCGCACCTCAATCCGCGCGGCTTCACCCCAAGTAGAGGGTGGTGCTAATGTGCCGAAGTAGAAGGCTCCTACCATGTCGCCTAATTGTATTGGCGTCGGTGCAACAATTGTTCCTCGTGAGCGGGATACAGAAAATCCGTTAGCTGCCTCGGCACTCTCACTGGCGTTATCTAATTGAAGCCAAGCATTACCAACAACATCGCCTCCGATGTAGGTTTGCCAAGCAACTCCATCACCTATAACAAGTTTAGCATCGTATGGCGCTCCAGCAGGCATACCAATGCCTAGAGGACCAGTCATCGTGTCGCCAGTCTTAGCGACAGCATTGATCCTAGTAGTAAACGCCTGCTGCTTAGCTAGCGTATCAGCATCTAGCATAGCTGGTGTGATCTGATCATCAACTACAACAGCAGCACCACCTTGTGCCAGCAAGTTCCAGTTCGCACTAGGAGGGGATGAGTTCGTGTTGTTGTTGATAGCGATGTATGAGTTGCCTAGTAGAGCAACAGCGTCATTGACTACATACGCAGTCGCACTGTTCCACGTGCCTTTCCATGCAATGCCGCCAGTACCGTTGATACCACGTGCACCACTAACATAGATGTTCCAGTTAGCGAGGCCAACACCGCTACCAGTCGTACCTGTGATATTGACTTGCAACGTAGTACCGACATACGACGTGACTTGACCAGACATCGTATTCGCGATGTTGCCAGCATCTACAATCGTGACGAAGTTGCCTACGTTGAACTGCTTGCCTGATTGTGTAGTGAATGTCTTCGCACCATTGTTGATCGTGTTCGCTGTAGTAGACGTACCGAACAGAGCAAGTGCTTGGTTAGCTGCACTCGTTGCACTAGCAGCACTAGCGGCAGCAGATGCGGCTGCGTTAGTCTCACTAGTAGCAGCATTCGTAGCATGTCCTGCGGCGGTTGATGCACTAGTTGCAGCATTACCTTCACTAGTAGCAGCGTTAGTCGCACTAGCAGCCGCAGCCCCTGCGTGACCAGCGGCTACACCCGCACTACCTGATGCAGCTACAGCACTGCCAGCGGCATCTGCGGCACTATCGGCAGCAGCTTCCGCACTCAGAGCAGCAGCTAGCTCAGACGCAGCAGCCGCAGATGCACTACCAGCAGCCGCGTTGATACTATCAGTAGCATCAAAGACGATCTGCCAATTGACTTCATCAGGTGGGAAGGTTGCGCTAGATGTGTGCGGTATAGTGCACAAGCGATATGTGTAATCATCGGTGAATGTAATGTCACCAATCGCGTATGTTGTAGTAGGCGTCCACGCACCACGGAATAGCGGTGTGCCTACAAGCTGCAATGCCCATGTATCAGGGTTGGTTAATCTAAATGCTTCAAACGTACCAGATGCAGGGCTAGTATGCGCTACAAGGCAACGATACAAGTCATTCGTAATATCATCAAATACACGATCACCTACTAAATACGCAGTGTTATGCATCCACTCGCCACGTACCTGCGGTACTGCGGCTTGTTGTAGCATAGCATCAAGCAGGTTCCAGTTGTCATACTCAAGAGTATGCCAACGTGGTGTATCGAAGTTTATGAGTTTGAATTTATAGTTATCAGTATAGCCGCGAACATTAGCTACCATGATATTGCCCACATACTGCAATAGGCAATATAGCCAGCACGTCTTTTTGATGTGTCGCTGCGCGAAGCAGACTTCTTATAGCATGATAACTGAAAGTTGTCAAGGGGTTATACAATGTATATGTCATCCTCGCACCTGACTACCGCGCTGATACAAGAATGACAATCCGCTAAGGCTGAGTGCTTGTGTGCTGCTTCCTGTTATACGTGTCTTAAGTATCTTGAACTTCATAGGCATCTGCCACAGCTTCTGCTCACGTGTACGACGACCTGCGCCGTAGACTTGTGCACCGATGCCGTATGCGCCAGCGTCATTAGGTACGAACTGCAAGCTGCGTGCTGGAATGAGTTGTCCAGTAGTCGCATCCTTGTAGATGTTATCATCAAAGATGTCGAGCTTGAATGGTGCTTCACCACTTGCATCTATGTGTACAAAGCGCAGTGCTTTCGTGTTCTGTCTAGCACCGAAGTCTGACCACGGTAGCTCCCACGCAAAGTTGATACCTTCGCCGCGATATTCCTCCCAGCTATCAGGCTCCATATCGCGTGCTTCGTGGAAGCTAGCTGCGGTAGTAGTTACATCTTCGATGCACTTGTATACGACTTCCTCGCTGTTATCGAATACACGCTGTCCTACTGTGTATGCTTGCCCACTTGTCCATGTTGCGAAGTCGTACATACCCTTCCAATCAGCGTACACATGATTGTCAGGTGAACCATAGCGCATCATATAGCCGTCAGGTGTGAATAGGAACGAACGTCCCTCAATCGTGCCACAGCCACAGTTGAACTTCATGTTCTCTAGCGTCTTGAAGCGTGACCATGCGAATAGCTTTAGCTGCGGCACATAATGGTAGATATAGCCAATGGTCTGATCGTTGATTGGTTGTATCTTCGCATTCGCACCGCCGCCGCCGATAGTTGTAGGTGGTGTAGTAGGTAGATCGGCACCAATGCTAACGAGCACGTAGTCATTGCTCAACACGCTGATAACACGCCGACGACCATTGATGTCTGTATCTAGTATACCTGAGAACCCTGTTGCATCTATGATGTCTAGCTGATCGCCTACTTCTAGCTGGTGATCATCATGTCGCATAATCAGCGCACGCTTAGTGAACTCATTGCGTGCCATTTCCTTGTCGAAGTAGAACGGATCGCGTGTTAGCTCGCGTACGTCCTGTGTGTCATACTTTGGCAAGTAATAGTGCACGCTCTTGTTCTTAGCATCATAGAAGCCGAACGCTTTCAAACGCATCGTCTCTTTGCGCAATCTACCAATGTGACTGCTCAGCATCGTCTCAATGTAGTTGCTAACACGCTCAGCTTGCACAGCGTTGCTAACTGTTGAGAGCTTCGCACTAGGTACACCGTTGAAGTCTACCATAAACACGTCGCTGCCTATCTCAACGATAGTACGCGGCGCATTAGTGCCGAAGCCGTTCAATGTGTCAATAGGTACAGGATCATGCAGTGGGCTAGATGTGCCAGCTACAGTTACTTCTGGTCCGTACTTCATCATCGTCGTAGCTGTAGGTGTAATAACTAGCACAACGTCCTTAATAACTGCAAAGCCGCGCACTGTCTGCTCAGGGCTAGCAACGATCTTCGACATGTTGATGTCAACAGCCTTACCAGCGTTGACAGAACCTACGTACACCTGTGCGGTGTTCTCATCTGATATGCGTATAGATGTCAGACGTTCGTCAACTGGTAGCAACTCTGTATCGTGTAGTGTGAAGTATCTAAACGCCGACTTACACGCATCGAATGCTGGAATGTTCACATCACCATTCACACCATCTAGCAGCGGTGCTACCCAATCACTTTGTGTGAAGTCAATACGCAATGGCTTATCACGCCCATTGCTGCATATCAGCGCGCTACCGAAGATGTCACTAGCGACTAGCTCTGTATACGTCCACGCAATAGGTGCGAGCGGGCGTGCTGCTGTAATCTCTTGGCTCCATATACGTTGTGCCTGCTTATCACGGTCAATGCGAATAATCTCACCTGTGCTAGTCCAGATGATAATGTAGTTCGCAAAGTACTTAGCCTCGATAGGCTCACCGCCGAGTAGGTGATTGTCCTTCACATAGTTGACAGTTGTATCTGTAGAAGGTCCAGCCGCTGTAGCTCTGTTAGTGACTACAATCTCAAACTGGTTCGCATTGAGAACCTGTCTAATGCCGTGCGTGCGATTGATCATTTCAGGAACAATGCCGTTCCACGTATTAGACCAACCGCTAAACGTCACATGCTCATGTGCAGCGCCTACAAATTGGTGATCTACCCAATCGACAAGTATAATGCGCTCTGTGTTCGATGTAACGTTTGTGGTGAGTGTGAGGCTAGTGATAGCTCCACTACTCTCTACACCTTGACGCAGCTTGTACCACATTTCGTAACCATAGCGCGGACCTACACGCCTATCGGTATACGTCACCATGTTGTCAAACACAGGTGAGAACTTGCTTGTTAAGTTCTGCTCACTATCGACAACGTTCAACCCACCGCCGAAGTCACGGATGGTGGTGTTGTTGAGCTTGCTAGTAGGACGTGGCTGTTTAGGTCTACCGAGCGGCTTCAACGAGCGGCTGAGCATCTGTACCATTACGCCCACCTATTCCAAACACCACGTGTAGACAGTGAGCTATCTAGCGGTATAGTGTGCTGCGTCCTGTTGAACTGTGCTAATGCATCTTGAAACAGCACACGGAATTTGTCACTAGCACCGGGGTTCGTACCATCGTCTTCTAGTACGTCCCAACATGTGCCTAGTAGTAGAAGCTGCGTATCCATGTAAATAGGATCGCCGTCTTCTTCAAAGTCATCTGGCTTAGTGCGATACGTGATGTATACTTCACCACCTGTTGTAATAGGTAGTATCTTAAACATCTTCGCAGGGTTTGTAGCCATCGGCCTGATGCTAGGGTGCTGAATGTCTCTATCGCGCGTATTCATAGGTGCGATAGGCAATGGCCTTGGAGAACTTTCCGACATGACACTGTGTAGATCGCGCCAGTCATTCAACTTGTTTGTGAGGTCGCCAGTGATCATGCCACTAACGCCGTCGAGTACATATGTCTCCTGATACACTGTATAATCAGGTAGCCAGTACTCTCTGAATAGCAGGTCGAACTTGTGCTGTACTGCTAGCTGTATACGTGGCTCAGCGTATATTTGTGCATCTAATCCTTCGACTAGTGCGAGCCGCTGTAGTACTTTAGTAACTATCTGTCCGAACGTAATCATATAAGTTACAGCCTGCACAGTGGTCTTGTACACCGTGCAGGCTGCTCCCTTAGTTGACTAGTTAAGTTACGCTGCGGTCGTAATGTCTTCAGGCTTCACTACTTTGTCACTACCGTCTTCAAAGATAGCAGTCACTTGTGCGTCAGGCGTACTAAGCTGGTAGCCATCATCACCAGCACGTGATGGTCTAACAGCAACAACAAGTCGATCTCCGTACATCTTCTGTTGCTGCTGTGTCGCCTTCACAGGCGGTGTATACTTCGTTTCTTTCTCAGCCATTGTAACCTCCGTTACTTAAACGTGTGCCGAGCCATGCAGATTGTTGCGATCTACAAAGCAGGTGAAGCGGTAGAACGTAGTACCACCGGGACTCTGGTTCGGTGTATAACGTCCGCGCGGATCACCACTTGTGAGCGTCTGCACAGTTACGCCAGTCTGCAACGCACCAGCAGTCGGTACAAGGTCGTTCACAGTCTCACCGAGCATCTGCGTGTTGAGCACCTTGTACGGCACACCGAGAATGTTGCCGAAGCCAAGGTTCAACGTAAGACCAGCAACAGCACTGAAGCTGATGCTAGAGATGTCAGCGAACATCTTCTGACCGAGAGTGAGTGAGTTCGCTACACCAAGCTGTTCGCGCATTGGCTGACCGAGATAGTCATAACCAGTGACGATAACAGTGCATGAACCGACAGCACTCAGGGTACCAGTGAAGTTGCGACCATAGCGACCCATCATAGCTGGGTTGAAGGACGCAATAGGCACAGCAACACCGGCAGCATTCACGCTCTGTGCAGCGAGAATAGCATTCGATGATGCAGCAGGCATTGCAGGAATATCAACGGTAGTGATACCGTCAACACCGACATCAGCCGCATACACCATGTCAGCGACACGATGATTAATGCGACGCATTCCGGGGATAGCAACTTGTACGGCCATTGTACTTATTCCTCTTTATCTGATTGCTCGCTGGCAGCAAGCAGCTTGTTGAGTAGATCAGGGTCTTTATCAAGTAGCTGCGTGATAGCATCGAGCGATTGTTTCTGCTTTGTGGATAATGCAGCGTTAGCTTGCTGCATGCCTACAGGTGTATCGTCGCCACCATCCATGAATAGCGGCACTAGGTTCTTATCGAGCTTCAACCTCACAAGATCTTCGTGAGTGACGAACACACTATCGCCTCGTAGAGTGCGAACCATGTATCCTTCAATCTCAACATCAGTAGGCACAACACGGAAACCGATTTCGTCTTTGACGGTGCGATTGACTACAGTCTTACGCTTCATCGGTTCAACGATGTATGCAGGCACAGCCTTCTGCTTCTGATCCATGCTAAACGCTTGTTGCGTCTGCGATGGCTTGTTCTCGAAGCTGACTACTGGTGTTGGCTCACTAGACATTGTAACTCCTTTAGTCGTTCACTACAGCGTGGGTGCGGTATTGCTTCCACGTGGCGAACTGACATTGCGTGATGACACGCTGTCCGTAGCCGTCAATCGTCCACGGTGCAGTGAGGTCAACATTCTTCATGTTGTTATCACCGAGGATATGAAGGCGCAGGTAGGTGTCGTTGAGGAAGTAAGCACGATCAACCGGGCAGCTTTCATCATAGATGATGGGTACGCCGTTGTGGCTGATACCATCAAAGCCGAGGTCCATCATACGCTTGCCGCTGCTTGTGTTCGTGAGCGGAATAGTGAGCTTGCTACGAACGGCAGCACGATACAGGCGATAGTGATTGCGTCCAGCAATGATAACCTTCGGACGCTCTGTACCTTGTTTGAGGTCAAGGAGAACGTCATCATACGCTTCCTCGATATTCGTCGCGTTAAGAGTGCCTGCGAAGTCATATGACGATGAACGCCACTGTACTTCTGTCGCACGATCAACACCAGCGAGTGATCCAACAGTAGGATCATCAGGAATAAGCAGCGCAAGTCCATTCGGATCATTGCCACCACCCAAGCCGTAGAGATAGCCGCTGAACTTCTCCTTGATGCTCAACTCAAGAGCCTCAAGTTTACCTTGCAGCAGCTTCACAGCAGCCTGTTCACCCTTGTTCTCGTCTTCTTCCTGATTGCTGATGATAACAGTACCAGCAATACGGCTCCAACGATATTCAAGCTTGATGAACTCCTGCGTCTGCACGACTGGCAAGCTGTCGTAGTAGCTATAGCTGCCAACCGAGGGATTGCGTCCAGTCAACAGCGGGTTCGTGATGTTGTAACCGCTGCTCTCATTCTCGATACGATCACGCGCAAAGCACCAAGCCATAAGTGCGTTGCTCTGCATAGCGGCGACAATGAGCTTCTTACGCGAACGCTCAATAGTCGTCGCCAGTACGTTCTGGAGTACGGGCATTGTTCAATGTCCTATTTTGAGTTGAGTTCTGTGAACACTGCCGCAGCTATGTCTTTCCAAGGAGCATTAGCGCGGAAGTCTCCACGCGAGTTAGCGTTGTTAGATGTAGTCATGCCGCCATTTGGCTGTACACCGCGCATACTACCCGGTGTTGACCTTGGACGTTGACCATTACCACGTTGGCGCTGCATAGCTTGCTCAATCTGTGGCTTCAATGGTGACGTAAAGTCAAAGCCTCTGCGTTCGGCCCAACTACGTAGTTCATAGTACGCTTTTTCTGGCGACAAGCCGTGTTGCTGTACTAAGTTGCTGATTTCTACCCCATGCGTTTCAGAATGAGGGTGACCTTGTACGAATTGCTCCATCTGCACTTGGGCGCGTTCTTCAATTTGCGCTTGCTGCTGACGTGCTTGTGTCTGCTTCTCTAGCGGACCTAAACGGCGATCTAGCTCGTTCGTAATAACACGTGCGTTGATCTGTGGTACTGCATCTGTACCAAAGAGCTGCTCCATAGTGACGCCAGTAGCCAACACACGCGCTACAACATCACGAACTGCCATGACAGGATCTTTTTCTGCCATAGCACGTAGCTGCAACGCCTCATGCGCCATCTGCGGCGACAAGTTGTGTTGCTTCATTACTTGATCTAGGCCTTGGTAGTGTTGCAGGTGCTCCTGCATCGCCCTTATTTGTCGCGCGCTTTGATTGGCGGCATACTGCGCGCGGTTGAGGTTGTAGGCGAGTTGCTTTTCTCTGCGCGTAGCTGCGACGACTTCGCCATTCTTGCCGAGTAGCTCTCCGCGCGGACCTTTTCGCGGTTTGTCTGTGAATAGCTGGTCGTCTTTGTCTTTTCCTGCTGGCTTATGACGGTCGCTGCCCGTTTCTTGGCGTTCGCCAGCGCCCGTTCCATCTGTACCACCATCTTGTCCTCCATCTACACCTTCAGGGTGACTAATAGGCAAATCAAGCTGCTGCTCACCACCTTCATCGCCACCTTCTTGCGGCGCATCTTTGATGTTGAACGTATCACCAACAGCAGACATCAAGTCTTTGTCTTCGCCAGGCATTGTAGCCTCCTTTAGAGTTCGTTCACCGCTATACAGCTATACCAAAAGCGCAACCACGCTTTGCCATAGTATTTCGGTAGATCATTCATCACGCCGCAGCACCGCTCTGCATCTGTTGTATCATCTGCGTAGCAATATCAGCTACACTCTTACCGCGTGCTAGCTGCACACCGAGCGACTGCTTCATTTCAGGAGGCAAGCCGTCAATAAGCCCCGCCACTTGTTGCACAATTTGTGCTATGTCGTCAATCTGCGGTCCTGATTGTCCACCGCCCTGTTGTGGTGCACCACCTGCGCCGCCTTGACCACGTTGTGCTTGCATCTTTGCTAGCATCAACTCCTTCATGCGGTCTTGTCCTTGCTGCGCCTCTTGTCCTTGCTGTGCTTCCTCTTGCACTTGTGCAGGCTCAGGTGCGCTAGCTTCTTTCATAATGCCTTTGTAGATAAGCTCCCAATCATCTTGACTAATCACAACGTTGTCGAACGCTTGCGCGAGAACCTTGAGGGCAACAACAGCAGCGATAGGTGTAGCGCGAGTAAATTGTCCGATGATTTGACTAATTTGTAGCGCTTGCTCTTTCTTGGCGCGTGATGTCGGTTTGAGCGTGCTGCCGCCAACGACGCGCGGCGTGAATGTCTGCCTGATACTCTGCGCATCCATCTGTTCCCAATCGGCAGCGAACTTCTCACCTAGTATTACAGCTACTTCTTCTCTTTTCATAAATTGCATACACATCTGCGCCGTAAGCCATAGAACAGTGCCAACGCTATCCTCGATAGCATCCATCTTCTCGTCAGCACGTGTTTGTATCTGCGACTCATAGCTCTCGATAGCTTTGTTCGTGGTGTTTGTCTTGTATTCGACACCACGTTGAACACTCGCAACTCCTGATAAGCGATCAATCGCTTCAAGCACTGGCTTCTTGTCGAAGAACTTGATTGCTTCAGCAGAAGGTGGAAGTAGAGGTCCAAGTATGTCTGCAATCTTCTTACCTTCTGGTAAATCTACACCAAGTGTGTTCGTGTCTAGCGTACCAGCGATGAGGCTCTCAAGCATACTGCCGTCTTTGACTGCATTCTTGTCGAATACTACTTTACCAGCCGCAAACTTTCGTACCTTGGCCCATTCATTGTTAATGATGTTGATATCGTCTTGTTGGTCAAGGTAGTAAGTAACTTCGCCCTTGGCGTACATGGTAATAGGGTCAGTATGAAACTCCATCGGCACGACGCTAAAGAACTGGTCGAGAGCGTATGGATCATCCCACACCCACAGAGGATAGCACCAGTCATTGCAGTTGTAGAGTTCAACGCGGCGCGTAACTTTGTCCCAAACATAGACCACCTTTGTCATCTGCGCTGCTAGGAATGACTGCTGATCTGAGTATCCGTACTTCGCATACTCGCTAGTAGAGTAGCTAAACAGTTGGAAGTTGTCTGTCTGACCACGTTCACCTTGGTCGGGAGATACGCCAGCTTTGATGACGTTAGTAGGTGAGAATACGCTTTCCCACTCATCGCTATCTGGCTTCTTACGACCGTAACGCGCGCGTAGTAGTGACGTGTACATAAGGTCTTCAATCATCACCCAATTGCACGCACCGCTAAGGTCTAAGTCGGTAGCTGTAGGATCAACAATGATCTGATCTGGTCTACGTACCTTGCACCACGGACCTGATGGCGTGAGCATGTCAATTGTTTGCTCTAACGCGAGTAGCTTGCCTTCAATGTCTTTGATGACTTTCTGACTATCAGCTTTCTCTAGCTCTAAGCTGAGCTTCTGCACTTCCTCTAGTGCAGCTTCACTAGATTGCTCGCGCATCGTATAGCCTACTTCAAACCAACCGATGTTGGTGAGTGATGTGCTAACGATATTGCGCTTCACCTTGCGCTTGAGGTTCAAACCCGGTGATGTCTTCTTAGCAGCTAGTGTATTAACTAGCCGCTCTACAACACGAGCCTTCTGTTCGTCTTCTTTATCTTCGCATGAGAACTCAGCGTCGGGGTTCTTCGTAAATAGCAGTGGTACGAGTGCGCTGACATTCGCAAACACAATATTCTCTGTACTATCAAAGCTACCTGTAAGGGACTTCGCACCTGTCGTGTTGTCTTCACCACTAGGGTTCCCGTTGTGACGTGTGTGATCGTGTCGGTAGTAACGATATGCTTCATTCCACGCTTCGACACTCTTGCCCATAGCACTCTTACCCTGATCGTAGCGACTACGCCACAATGGGCCACGATGCTTGCTGACAGGTATCTTGCTCTCACCTATAACACGGTACATAGGCGAGTCATCAACCATAGCTTCAGCAGGTTTCATCACACCTTCATAAGATGTGAACTCACTGCTGTCTGCGGCAGGCTCAGCCTTGCGGTTGTATTCTTCACCTGCATCATATTCACTAGCCATATCTGTGGCCCCTTGGATTTGCAGCCTTCTTATCATGTTCCTGCCACAGCATCCAGCTAGGAACACGCTCGTTCTCTGGTGTTACGTATCTACCGATGTCGGGCATGTCAGAGAGTAAGTAGCGGGTGGTGTCCATTGCATGGTCGTTTCGATCCATCGGCTTGTCGATACGTTCACCTGACGTAGACTGTTGCCAGAAATACCCTGTGCACTCATCCATCCACCAATCAAGCTTTGCATTGCAGAACAGACGTGGTGATGATGCAGTTCGTGTGATTGGATGGAGGAGTCGATAATTAATGTTAAGGTAACCTCCAACTTTAACAATTCCGTTCGTGATGTCATTGTTACCTCGCTTCATGTAGATGCCATCATCCTTAAACATGTCAGCGATGGTCTTACCTACTGTACGTTTGTGCACTGTCTTGCGACCGAAGATACTAGGGTCAGCTTGTATCTTGTGCATCTCATCTACTTCGACATTCCATTCACCGCGTATACGTCGTATAGCTGCAATCTGTCTGTCGAGTGTCATTTCCTTCTCATAGAAACCGTCGCATATGACAACGTGACCTTCAGGTGTTACGAATGCTAGTATGTAGCATGACTGCTGCGCTTGTCCGTAGTCGTAACCTTCTATCCAGTTCGGGTGATAATGTGTTTCGTGATAACCATCAAGTAGTGTTGTGATGTGGCCCTCTTGCAGCATGTGTACGCTGCTATCGTACTGCGGGTACACCAAGCCTTCATAGGCCACCCATTTGCCCAATAGGAAGCGGTCGCGCTGTTGACCACTGTACATCGTTTCGAGGGTTTGGATAAAGTCGCCACCCTCAGCTTCATGTACGTGACGCAGTTCATAGGTGCTACCTTCTATGACTTCGATGAGTAGCTGCGGTTTACCGTTGTCATCTAGCACAGGCTTACGGTCTACGTCACGCACGCATATGAGGTCATCTGTAATGTAGCCACCAGCTTTGTATTGTACGATAGGACGTACTAATTTCGTGTATACCCAATTGCCTGTAGGATTGCATGTGAGCATCATCCAACGAGGACCAGTGACAGGCATAGTAGGATCATCGCCAGTGTAACGCGCTCTACCGCGCAATCGACCGAATAAGTCAAGGAAGTCCTTGTGTGTTATCTCTGGGTCTTCCACTTGATCCACTATCACCCAATCGAATGTAGCGGAGAGCAAATTTGATGAACTGCTTTCTGTCTTCGTACCTTGTTGCGCTATATACCTGAAGTAGATGGTTGTACCGTTCTTCAGGTGGCAGATGTTGTCTCCGTTCTGCCCAACTGCGAATGACACGATCCACGTCGGGGGGCACCATTTAAGGAACTCCTTACGTATAGTGTCGTTTAGCTTAGGATACGTCGAGCGCGATATAAGACCAGTGCTACCCGGATACACGTCAGCAAGCTGGATGGCCTTAATAACCGCAGCAGTAGTCTTGCCGTTACCGAAGCCTCCACCATAGATTTGTACCTTAGCTTTGCTATGCAAGAAGCGATCCTGCAAGCTGCCTTCTTTAAGCAGTAGCTCAGGACGTTCTACTAGTGCGTTGTTACGCGGTCGTGCCACTTACTAGTTCCCACTTGTTCTGTCCAGCAGCTAGTGCGCGGTATATCTTGTTTGTGTTCCAATCAACGTAGATTTGATTAGCGAACTCTGCTACTTGAGTAGGAACGGCTGTCCCTGCTGCTATAGCTATACAGTATGGGTAATCACCGTTACCTAGCTCTGGTAGCCAATGTCCCATGTATCCGACAAAACCATTAGCACGAATACCTTGACCGTCTTTGTTTCCTACCATAGCCATTGTTGTTTCTCCTAAAGCTCACCGAGTTCGTACCAAATACCATCCCAATACGATACGCATCGGTACTTTATACCTGTTGTTGTGTTCAAGTATATCTGATTGACATACTGCGGCATAACACTGCCTACGAATGGTGAGACTGTGCCGAACATAGTAGGCATTTCGTGGCTACCATCTATGTCGGATGGGAGTGTGCTTTCAACATCGAAAGCTGGGGGAGCAGCCCTAATACCTTGACCGTCTTTGTTAGGTACAATCGCCATAGCTACTTCTCCACTACCTGCGATGTTATATCACGTGCGTCGATGTCTACAGTAGGCATGTGCTTAGGTTGTGCGATCTCACGAATATGACGAATGACTAGGCCACCTTCCATCGAGTGACGATGTTCCATCACTTGTTTAGGTGAGAAGCCTCCGCGGTCTAGCATGTTCATCGCGATGCGAGCTTTAGTAGCTGGCCGCGTGTCTTCATGCTCCATCATATCTTCAAGCGTGTTGAGTGCGTCAGCAGATAGCGAGTCAATGCGCTTCTGCACACTATCAGCTTGCAATGCTGCTATATTATCTTTGATTAGATGATCTAGCTGACCGAATAGCTGTAGACCTTTAATCATGTCTACTTGTGAAATCTTCAACCCTGTAGCTTCAGCTATCTCAGCGTCATTGATACCAAGGTTGAAATACAGCCACACTATTCCAGCGGTAGTGATTGCTTTACTATCAGCGGGTAAGTCAACAAGACCACGGCGCACAGCACGATTATTGCGATCACGACCTCGTACAGTAGCTTCTTGAGTGGTCTGCTTCGTACGCTTGGTCTGCTGTTGTATAACTGCCTCTGGCGACGTGCTTGGTAGCATCGCTTGGCCCGTTGCAGTATCAATGACAAGACCATTAGCGAGAGGGAGGTCCGGCATTTGCTTTCTTCTGTGTTTTAGGTGCGCCACCCTGCTTACGGAATATCTCAGTGATCATCGCTTGCTGTGGGTTGCTACTCTTAGGCTGTCGGTTGACAGGAATAGCTGGGCGTTGCTGTCTACCAGCCTGCTTACCAGTTGGTACAGGTGCGTTAGGATTACCTACAGCAGACTGCATCATCTGTGCGCTGATAAGATCATCAATAGGGTTGTTGCTCTGTTGAGGCATACCCTGCGGTTTAGGAGGCATACCACGTGGAGGCATACCCGGTGGCATCATTGGCATAGTGCTATTCCTCATCTACAGGTTCAGGGTCAGCAGCTTCAGCTTCCATGTTCTCCATTTCAGCTTCATCGTCTGTCTCAGGAGGAACGCCAGCTTGTTTACTAGCGGCATCGTCCATCCACTGACCCACTTCATCTACGTCACTCTTATCTAGACCTAGATGCTTTAGTACTTCAGCAATAGCCTGTGGTGGTAGCTGTTGCATGACAGCAGGATTTTGGTTGATCTGCTGTATGAAGGCATCCATTTCAGGAGTGCCTGCTACTGGTAGCTGTTGACCAGCTTCACCCCTTGATGGTTGTTCCATTTACTTGTTCACCGTATTGAGGAAGCCACCACCGCTGTTGCCTGACTTCTCAACAGGATACGGGTTAGGTGCCCATGTCGGTGTCATCTGTGCTTGGAAGGCTTCTTTCTCAGTGATAGTAGTAGCGTGGAGCGGTACAACTACATACGTAGCAATAGGCCGCACACCACCCAAGTTCAAACCATCAGCTTGTACAGCTTGCACCTGCTTGATGCTGAGATCGGTGTTAGCACCTACGCCGTTAGCGAGTGCACGAGCTACTTCGCCAAAGTGTTGACCACCTACTGAGTTGGTGAGACGAGCTACACTACGCATCGTAGCGGTTGCTTGATTGATAAGTGCATGAGGTGCACCGAATACGTTATTCCATCCGCCTTGCCATGCTGGCATGATGCTATCTCCCTTGCGTCATGTAGTGGGAACCTATAATACACTGATGCATACTTTAGCCGAAATGTCAATAGATACATTCGGTTATACAATGTATACGCATCTATACTAGGACGGGGACGCTAGTCCCCGATTGCGACTTCCCCTCCCGTTAAACTACATGTGACTTGCATGTGATTTAGTTTGTGCTATACTATATACACTGCACGCATGTAATGTACCAAGACTGCCACTGCATGTGTGTAGTAGTCTACTTGACATGGTAGCTCCTACTTACGCCTCTAGTAGTATAACAACTACTAGGGGCGTATTTTTTATATGTGGTATAGACTAGAGTACTACACATATAGCGCGTTTGGGTTTTTCTCATACGCATAAACACTCATAAATACACACGCAGGGGCTTGAGACAGTGCTCATCCTCCAGCTCACACGCACTGCTATGCTCCGCGTTTGGGAATTGCCGGGGGAGTGTCTCGCTGCAACACATGTAGTATAGCAGCAACACGCTATATGCAGGGGCGAAGCGGCCTCGCACCCACTACATATAGCCTATGTCACCATGCTATATGTGGTGTGTAGTAGGTTGGCACGCTTGCTGTTTATACGTTGTATAGCTGTTAGCTCCGCTTTAATTGGCCTGTTATGCGTGCGCTATATGTGCAAGCTATTGATATGATTGCAGTATCTTTGCGCGGTAGTGCTACACATATGCACACAACGCACGCTGATATGCACCACATATAGCGGCTTACATGCGCACCTTGCCACTAGGTTTAGTAAGCTTGCATCTGATTTATAAACTGATATTCTAGCTAAATCAGATTGACGGCTATCCCGCTGGGCGCAATCCCTACCGGTCGTATTGCAGGGTGTCTGATAGCTAGCCTCACTAACGATACGTGCAAAGGGTGTGCACGTGTGCGGGCTAGCGTACGAAAGAGCGGCAATGCTGCGGCATTGTGCGCTGCGTATCTCACATCAAACCCAAACAAAGGAAATGTTACCATGTCAAAGTCTAACTCTAACCTGTTCGCTGATATGCTGCGCATCGCCAACAATAAAACCGATTATGACAGTGGCCCGGTTTATCTGGTTCATGCTCATTACTCGGAGCTAGCAGAGCTAGTCGCACTGCTTGCTAAGCGTGGCGAACAAAGCGTACGTGCATGCGTGCTGGAGTATTGGTCCGAACGTACGCCCGATGGAAAGGCGTTTGAAGCGGA